TTAAATACCTCTCATCAGATCAGCGAATTTTCGAGAGGTTTTCTTCTTCATATCTTTTGTTACGTGAAGGTAAATAATTCTGGTGGTATGGTCGTCCTTGTGTCCAAGTCGATCCATTATCTCTTCTATCGTCGCCTCGGCCTCTGCAAGCAAAGAAGCATGAGTATGTCGTAGGGAATGGGGGGAGAGTTCGGTGTTTAGACCTGCTAACTTCAAATACTTTCTCATATGTCGAACAAATAGATTTCTGTGTTCTGGATACCCTGGATTTCTATCGGAGTTGGCAAAAATAAAGTTATGTTTATCGTAATAGATGTTTCTTTTAGCCATCTTCACTTTTTTTTGCATTGCTATTTGTTTTTCTAAAATTTCAACAACTGATTCGTCTATATCAATTATCCGTCTTGATGTTTTGGTTTTTGGCTTTTTCAACTTAAATTCTGTAGCTTTACATTTTCCATTATAAACAGTCTTGTTGATCCTCAGTTGGCATTCCTCAGAGAATAAATCCTCTTCACAAAGTACAGCCAACTCACCTATTCTAATCCCGGTATATGCCAGGGTGTAAAATGCAGCATAATCCTTAAACGAACCGTGTAACCTTACCGTTTCGAGGAATTTGGCCAGTTCTTCCTTTTCTAAATACTTTGGAAGTCCTTCTTCTTCCATCACATCGTACTGCTTGTCAATTCGAGGAATTTTTGAATGCTCGGTTGGATTGTTTTTTATATACCCATGAATTACGCCCCATTCAAACAACATCTGCCCTGCGGCATGTGTACTAATTAACGTTTCTTGAGCATATCCTTCTTTTTTGTTTTTGCCGCCGGGCTTTTTCATCTTGATTAACATGTCCTGATACATCTTTGTTGTTATTTGAGGGACGGGTATTTTATCGAAGTGTTTTAACATTCGTTGTATTGCATGCCGGCGAATATCTACAGTACCATCTGATACACCTCCGAGAGATTGATAGTGTTTTAACCACTCGTTTGAAAATTCTCTAAAACTGACCTTTTTTTCTTTTACATATGTACCGTTTTTGTATTGTATTTCAATTTCCTTTGCAGCGGCCAATGCTTCTGCTTTAGTTTTATATCCGCTCCCTGGTATCTGAATACGTTCTCCTGTGACGGGATCTTTTCCACAATTTGCAGTGAATGACCAAGTAGCTCCACAACTACACTTTTTCTTTTTATCGCATTTACATCCACGTTTTCTTGCATAAGGCATTTTTTATTCACCTCATTCATTATCAAGTGGTTTAAAGTGACCCATATAGATTCCGCAGAAAGTGATTTCACTTGGATATACCTCTTTAGTTTCGTACTTGTCATTCTCTGGTACGAGGCTAATTACCGGAGAACCTTCATACCATTTGATTCTTTTTAACATGCCTTCTTCGCTTCCTTTAAGAACTACCGCTACGATTTGGCCGTTATATTCTGCCCAAGGCGCTTTTTTTAAGTAAACAATATCATTATCTTCTATACCAGCACCCGCCATTGAGTCCCCACTTACACGCAGAGCGTAATCAGGTTGTGTTTTATTGGGGAATGGGTAGAATATGCGATCCTCAATGTTTTGTTCGGCCAACATCCCATCACCGGCACATATGGTACCAACCAAAGGAATGCCAAGAGGTTGGTATCCTCCATTATCAACGGTAGTTAATGATGTGTTTATATCTTTAGCTTGTACATTAAGAGCTTCTGCTACTGTTTGTACAATACTCGGTGCCATTAATGTTTTCTCATTTAAATAATCGGATACCGCACTAGTGGACAATCCAGATAGTTCACTGAGGTCTTTTTGGGTGAGACCCTTACGAACCAGTATCGATTTTAGATTTTCTGCGATATCACGCATAATTTTTCTTTCAACCTCAGTGATTCTCTTTCTTGCCACGACTAAAAACTCCCTTTCCTACAATATGGATATCCGTATTATACGGATTTTTTTCCGTAAAGTAAAGATGTAATCCGAAATTTACGGCTAAATACCCAAAATAAGTGGTTGACAGTCCGAGTTTACCGGATTAAACTAAAGGCACGGAAGGAGGTGACACTCACATGGAGCCTTTCAAAATTACCCTTCGCGCCGCAAGAGTAAATTGCGGATTAACTACAAAGGAGGTGGCAGAGCACACTGGAAAGTGCATTGACACCATTAGCAAGTATGAAATGGATTCAACCAACATCCCTCAAGACCTGATGATTACGTTGTTGAATCTATACAAAGTGCCGTTCTCGGTCATTTTTTTTGGCAGGGAGTCCGAGAAACTCGGATTCAAGCGGATCAGGAAAAGAAAACGAGCAACATCCTAATTTGAGAGGAGTGTCATAAACATGCTTTCCAGAAATGAGCTTCCCAATAACTTAACGGCGAAGAACATTCACGACTTTACTAACATCAAGTTGAGAACTGTCTATGACCTCATGAACAAGAGTCCAGAGCGTGGCGGCATCCCAGATGTATTTAAAATCGGGAAGCCGCTGTACGCTCCTCGCGAATCGTTCTTGAGATGGTGGGATGAACAGCAAGAGGTAGGACGGCTACACAAAACTAGCTAGAGAGGAGTAATTAAATGACTCAGCTGCAACCAATTGAGTATCAAGGACAAAGAGTTCTGACTACAGCTCAGTTAGCTGAATCGTATGGAACTACAGCCGATAAGATCAGCTACAACTTTAATTACAACGAATCACGTTACCAAGCCAGTAAACATTACTTTCTTTTGACTGGTGAGGATCTTCGAAACTTCAAGGAGGCGAACCGTGAATTTCAAGGTTCGTTGAATAAGCTTTATCTCTGGACAGAAAAGGGCGCTTGGCTCCATGCAAAGTCACTAAGCACTGATAGAGCTTGGGAAGCTTACGACATGCTCGTAGACGATTATTACCGAGTGAAGGAAGCGTCCATTAATCTAACCGGTCTAAGCCCCCAACTTCAACTCCTAATCGCAATGGAACATCGTCAATTACAGATCGAGCAACGCCAGCAACAAACCGAAAGCCAACTCACAACCATCAAAGAAACGTTCATGCAACGTGATGACAATTGGAGGCAGAAGATTACCGGAATGTTGAACGGAGCTGCACCGCGATTTGGTGGACATCGTGAGGTACGAACTGAGAGCTACAGGATTCTGGAAGAACGCGCTCATTGCAAACTAAATACACGACTTGCCAACTTGAAAGAACGGCTTGCTGAACAGGGAGCTACTAAATCCAAGATTAGTGACGCAAACCGGCTGGACGTAATCGAGGCGGATCCACGACTCAAGGAAATTTACACAACCATCGTAAAGGAATTGTCCATTGGAACTTTAGTTTAAATCTCAGGAATGGAGAGTGACGACATGAAAGAACTCGCTATCCATACTATCCATCGCAGATTAGCTGAAGCAGCGTATATGCACATGAACCACACGACTGGCCGCATCAAGGTTGAGAACATACCAATTCGTTTGCTTGAACTGCTATTACAGCAGAATTACATGTTAATCCGTCAATATGACGAGCTTCACGAGTTGTCTATGGTAGCTTATACGGCTGGTGATATGGATTGGTTGCATAACATTTGCGAAGCCATTGAATTCCTGAAAGACGAAACTTTAACCAAGAAAGGAGAATGAACATGCCAACACCAAACGAATCATTAAGAGCTGCTTTCCAAAACTGCATCAATCGAAGATGCACTAACGAACAGTTAAACAGTTTCCTTGACAGAGCGCGTAGCCAGTGGACAGGGAATGCCGAGATGCTTCAGGTCATTGATGAACTACAAAAACAAATTTAGGGGGATGCACAATGCCAAATTGGTGCGTGGGCAATTTGAAAGTGAGAGGGACTAAAGAAAATATCGTTAAGTTTCTGACAGAAGGCTTCACACCTGTAGGATATATTTTTGGAGCTACCAGCGCAGAGGCACCAATTGAACAAGACGATTGGAGTTTTAACAGAAAGTTGCCTGATGGACATTGGGCCTTTCATCTTAACAACTCTCGGAGAAACTTCGTTGAAGGAAACTTATGTGTTGAATTTTACAACGAGGAAATCGAGATTGTAGTTTTGGAAAATTTCAGGGGAGCTTGGTCTCTTGATGTTGAGGCTTTAGCTTTAGCTTCAAAACAGTTTGGTATTGACTTAAAAATTTATGCATTTGAACGTGGTATGTCATTCAACTTAGACATTGAAATTCATAAGGGTGAAGTTATAAAGGCCGATGAAATAAAGTTTTCTGATTACAGATGGGAATGCATTGATCCTGAAATGGGCGGTTAGGAAATCAAGAATACTCGAAAGGAGAATGGAAATGAACATTATCGTGAGTACATGGAATGCATTAACTACAGGTGAGAAAATGGCAGTCCTTCAGTACGCAGCATCGGAAAACAAAAAGAAATGGAGCCGGTGAACATGTGGATCCATGAAATGAAAGCTATCGAGAAGACGGCTTATGGTTTCGTGAAGATCACAAAGGAAGACTTAGCAAAGCTCGGACTTGTCAAGAAGGACGAGGACGAAGGGAATGAAACGGATGATCAAGTGTGAGGGTTGCCCCAAAGAAGCGAAGTACATCGTTTATGATCAACCGCATTGCACGGCTTGTATGTTGGACGCTGTTGAATGTAGGGGTTACGTGGAAGTGAGGTGGATAGAAGATGAACCTTGGTTACCGAATCAAAGCAAGCGAAGAATACGCCGACATCCAAGCTTTGGCGTTCGTTGGCGGAAGAAAGTCAGACGGTCCTTATCCAAAATTCATTTTTAGCAATGACGTGCAGTATGAACGCTATGACGAAATCAGAAGACGGATTAGAGGAGGGGAAAGCCTTGAATCCATTGGAAGAAGCTATTGAGTTTCTGGAGAGGTTGCAAGAATGCCAGAAGCGACCAACCAACTACGGAAGCATTGATGCACAAGAGCTTATAAACGGCCAATTGGATTGTGTAATTGAGGAATTGAAGCAGTTTCAAATTGATCTTGAAACGAAAAATGATCACGGCTGCAACCATGATCATTGAGTAGTAATTAATTAAATTTTCTTACGGTCACAATATCACATTTTTTAGGAGGTTGTAAAGAGATGAATCCATTGATGCAGGAAGAATTGGACGAAATCGAGCAACAAGAAATAGAAGAGCGGCAGAGTTTCCGGGTCACTGACCTGGATTCTCTAAACTGGGTATTCCGCAAATTGGCGGCGATTGAAGCCAAGAAAACGGAAGTGAACAAGCTGGCGGCTGCTGAAATCTGCCGTATTCAGGATTACCAAAAACGTGAACTTGATAAATTGGCCCGTGATGAAGAGTTTTTTCGCACTCATATTTCTGCATATGCTTCCATGCGTAAAGAAGCTGATCCAAAGTTTAAGTCCGAGAAGACTCCATATGGTTCCTTTACCCTCAAAAAACAACAACCTAAATGGAATTATGATGATGCCAAACTTGTTTCATGGCTTGAGTTTAATGATTGCGAGGACTTGGTTCGGATCAAGAAAGAACCGGCTAAGTCTGAAATCAAAAAGATGTTTGTTGTAACGGATTCTGGCGAAGTTGTGGATCCAAACGGGCAAGTAGTCGAGGGGATTCAAGTAGAATTCCGTGGGGACGAATTGGTCATCAAACCGGAGGTGTAACATGATCTTTTCCGAATCAAATCAATCTATTTCAAAGGCCCTGGCTGTAGCGTGGGGAGCCATCGAAACCCCTAAACACAATACCAATGTCACAGTTAAAACTAAAACTGGTGGGTCATACGAATTTTCATATACAGACTTGGACGGAATCTTTGAAGCCATCAAACAAGTGTACAAAGAAAACAAGATTGCTGTAATTCAAAACGCCCATTCCATCACTAAGGATGGGATTGAATATGTGGCCTTAGAAACAATGCTACTGCATGAGTCTGGAGAGTGGGTTAAGTCAGAACCTCTTCAAGCGCTTGCTGCAACAAACATGCAAGACTTAGGTGGTCAAATCACTTATATGAAACGTTATTCCCTTTCTGCCATGCTCGGGATCGCAACTGAAAAAGATGATGATGCAAACGGCGTATCAGGAAATCAAGTGGAGTACAAAAACCAACCAAACAAGCGTTCAGAAGCACAGGTTAAGCGCCTGTTTGCAATAGCGAGTAGTAAGAAAATAAGTGCTGCAGATGTCAAAAAGGCACTCATGCAGGATTACAACAAAACGCAAGCTGAAGACCTGACTAAAGAAGAGTATGACGAATTGTGCAACCGACTTGAGTCGGCTGGGAAGGAGAAATCGGAATGATTAACAGATCAGTTTTAGTGGGGCGTCTCACAAAGGATCCTGAATTGAAATACACACCATCAGGTGTTGCGGTAGCTCAGTTTACTCTTGCAGTGGATAGACCATATACAAGCCAAAGTGGGGAACGAGAAGCCGATTTTATTCCGGTAGTGGTATGGAGGCAATTGGCTGAGACATGTGCTAACTACCTACGTAAAGGGCGTTTGACAGGTGTTGAGGGCCGCATCCAGGTTCGAAGCTACGAGAACAACGAGGGCAAACGTGTTTATGTCACGGAAGTCATAGCTGATAATGTGCGCTTCTTGGAAGGAAATCGGAACAACGAACAACCTAAAAACCAAGACCCTTTCCAAGATGATGGAAAACCAATCGATTACAGTGACGCTAATTTACCGTTTTAAAGGCGGTGCACTATGGCTGATATCGATAACTATATCGAACAAATTGTGCGCTTGCTGCTGAGATCGCCATTCATGAAATGCGATTGAAGGAAGCTGACTTATACCAAGACATGATGCGGTGGCGTAATGCTCTTATATCTACAACTGAAGAATTACACGCCTTAAAGCTGAAGATGAGGATCGACTATCAGCAAGGGGTGAACTGAAATGATGTTCGGATTTAATCCAGCACCAAAGCCAACCAGCCGCCGAAATAAGCTTACAACCAAGATGCGCGGACGGATTAAGCCTGAAGTGTATCAAGGAGCTATGGAGCGTTCTGGTGGCCTGTGTGAACGGTGTGGTAAATACGGTAGCCATGAGTACCAAACCTTACAATGTGCTCATTTAATTCGGCGCTGGAAGATTGAAGGAGAAACAACCGTAAACGATGTAGCCATGTTATGCGGTCCTAGTGTAAATACTGGGACCTGCCATAACTGGATTGATTATACCGCAGAGGGTAAAGCCTGGGCTGAAGAGTATCGGCAGCAGTTATATGAGAAAGCAAAAGAATAGCAGGTGATGAAATGGCATGGTTGGAAAGTCACCAAAGTCTAGGGAGACACATCAAAACCAAGCGATTATCACGCAAGCTCGGTATCTCTGTTCCTTCCACAATTGGTCATTTACACCTATTGTGGTGGTGGGCAATGGATAACTTACCGGATGGGTGCATTTCACTCCTTGAACCGGAAGATATCGCTGACGAAATGATGTGGACTGGTGACGCTGATGAACTATTGAGTGCGTTGATCGATGTCGGGTTTATTGATGAGATCGATGAAGAACTATTTATACATGACTGGCATGACTATATCGGGAAGCTAGTGGACAAACGGCGGACTGACGCTGAAAGAAAACGGAAGTCACGCAAGACAACCAAAAGAAGTCCGGATGATGTCCAACGGACGTCCAGCGGACAATCCGAAGACGATCCGCGTGACGGCGCAGGTAACAGTACAGTACAGTACAGTACCGTACCAAAAGAAGATATTACTACTGACAAATTCGCAAGAATTGAAAAGGCATATGCAACCATTCACAAGACTATGGGACTTAAACCCATTGATTGGCCTATCGTCAATAAGCTTCTAGAAAAAGGTATTACCGCTGACTTGATTATTGAGGTCATGGAAGAGAAACATGCCAAGAAGATTCAAGAAGGTGGAACCGTGAATGGATTCTCATTTTATACAAATGCAATTAACGAACGGTTTAATCAAGGACAACGAAATGAAGGAAGGCTCGACTTTTTAAATGATTTGTAAAGGTGGCGAATCGATTGGAAAGAGAAGATGCAAAGAAGTTATTTAGGAAACTTGCCGCCAGCTATCCGAATTGGAAAGTTGATAAAGGAATTGCTGAAATATGGATCGAGGAATTAGAAGAGGCAGACGCTGAACATGCTTGGGCTAACGCCAAGGAGCATATCAGAGAAAGCAAGTTCGCTCCTACAATTGCCGATATCGTGAAGCCGAACCCGAGGGTAGAAGCTAACCGGGAGATCGAACGAACACGGGAATACCTCAAGGAACAGGAAGAACGGGAAAAGGATGTTGTCCCGCCGCCTTGGGAGCGTGAAGGAATCGACAAAATGACCTGGATAAGAAATGAGATTCGAAAAGCCAAGGGTGCTGCACAATGAGTTTCTATAGCCTCGAAACCGAACAGGCTTTGCTCGGATCCATCCTAATTGAACCTGAACTCATATATGAATCCATTTTAAACCCAGATAACTTTTATCACGAAGGTCACCAACTGATATTTGAACACATGCTTCAAATGCGTGAAAAGCAAGAGAAGGTCGAAATCGTATCATTGGTTGCAAGGTTGGGTGCCGCTGTGCAGGACATTGGCGGCGTCCAATACCTTGCACAACTGAGCAATTCCTTCCCGATGGTGGATCAGTTCGCCAAACACGAAGAGATCGTAAAAGAAAAGTATCTAATGCGTACCGGCATGACTGCTATCAAGGGACTGTATAACGAACTACCAGACAACCCAAGGGAATTATCTGCAGAGTTAATGAGCCTTGCTGAAACCATAGGCGATCAGGTTAGAACAGAGGGTGGCTTCAGACGCATTCACGATGGCCTCATGAGCCATTTCGAGCAGCTAGAGAACAAGAAGTACAACGGAGTTGCAGCAGGGGCCAAGACGGTCGGTACAGCCTTAGATAAGATTACAGGTCGTTGGAAGAAGCAAACGCTGAATATCATAGCGGCCCGCCCTTCGGTTGGTAAAACGGCTTTCATGCTCAATAACGCGGTGATAACCGGTAAAGAAGGCATGACGGTTGCAATATTCAGTTTGGAACAGCCTGAAGACCAACTTCTAGACCGTATGATAGCGGCAGAGTGCCAAATCATAGGCGAGAACATCCGAGACGGGAAACTTTCAGATGAAGAGTGGACCAAGTACACCTTGGGCATAGCGAATTTAGCCGACCTGGATATCTATATTGACGATAAGCCAGGACGGACCATTCAAGAGATCCGGGCAGCGGTTCGCAAACTGAAGAAAAAACACTCTAATATCATCGTGTTCATTGATTATCTTCAACTGATTCACGGCGGCAAGAAGTTCCCAAGCCGAAATGAAGAGGTTGGATATATCAGCTCATCGCTAAAACAAATGGCTAGGGAAAATGATTGTCCAGTGATTGCCCTTGCCCAGCTCAGTAGAGGCGTGGAGCAACGGCAGGATAAACGACCGATGATGTCAGACCTTCGGGAGTCCGGAAACATTGAACAAGATGCGGATACAATCACATTCCTTTATCGGGATGACTACTACAACCAAGAAACCGAGAAGAAGAACATTATCGAATGCATCGTTGCCAAGAACCGGAACGGATCGGTAGGAACGGCAGAGATGGTGAACATGAGGGAGTACGGAAAGTTCGTGGACTTAGAAACAAGATATGCATAAGGAGGAAAAACGCAATGAACGCGATGGAGAATAAGCAAGATACAGAGTTGATCAATATTGTCATGGAGTGCGAGTTGGATTTTGATATCCGAATTAACGCTGCAAAAGAAATTTGGAGTCGCATATGGAGGGATGAAACATGCCAGAACTCTATAACCCACATTTAGGAAACTTGGAAGAATTCGTGTTGAAACACAGTGATTTCGTTACTGCAATGGCCCATAAAAATCTATACAAATCAAGAGGGGCCGTTGACGTTGAAGATTTAATCCAAGCAGGAATGGTTGGGCTAATAAAAGCTTATCGAAAGTACCAGCCGAGAGACAATGCCAAGTTCGAAGGATATGCCTATTATCAAATCAAAAAAGAAATTCTCGTTTTCATCCGCGATCATTCAGAAGCAATCCGCCCATCACGGGATGTCTATGAGATAGCCGGTAGCATCATGAAGCAAGAATTGAAAGAACAAAAACCAGAACAAATAGCTGCGAAGTTAGGTTGTACAGTACCCCAGGCACGGAGGGCCTTGATTCATCTGGATAAAAAGTCAGTGGCATCACTGAACGAAACATTAACCGCTGCAGATGGATCATCCATTGAAAGAATCGAACTGCTGGAGACGTATCAGGATTTCACACAGGTATTCGTAAATGACTTTGTAGAGAAGTTGAACCACACAGAAACGGCCATCTTGAATTTCTTATCCCTAGACATGACTCAAAAGGAAATAGGGCAAAAATTCGGAATCTCACAAACCCATGCTGGGAGAATGGTCAAAAAGCTACGCTCGCAAGCGATTGAATACTTTTGGAGTGATGTAGCATGGACCGGTTAATCATTCCAGGTACAGCGCCCAGCGTAAACCACATGTACCAAAACACACGTGGTAAACGGAGGATGAAGATACTAAAACCCAAGGCTCAAGCATGGTATGACGAAACCACTTTACTCGCTAACCTATGGCGCACTAAAAACAAGTGGCCTACAGCCAACGGGAAGGTCATTGTACGGCTTTGGTACTTTTTTCCGGATGCTAGGAGGCGAGACACACACAACACCTTAAAAGCGCTCCTAGACGCCTTAGAAAACGGATTGATTTACGAAGATGACAAACTAGCATTACCAAGGATTATGGATTACGAAATTGACAGGAAGAACCCAAGGATCGAAATAGAATTCGAAGTGGCTGGATAAGGCAATCAGTCGCACCCCGTTACACCCTATAAACCAAACTGGTGTTCCAATGAATACAAATTATGGAGGTAAGTATGAACAAGCAATATGAGCAAGTAAGGGAGTTTCACAAAGCGTTTGATCAATGGATGCCGGATAAACCGATGTTGATGAGCAAAGGTGAGAATCCATATCACGAATGGGTTTTACGGAATCATTCAAACAGTTTGAGTATGATATGCAAGTCAATGAAAGACCACAAGGGCGGATTTGTATCTAACCGCGCTTCATGGATGCTGGAAGAATTAATCGAGTTCATGGATGCCGACACCCTTGAAGACCAAGTAGACGCACTGACTGACCTGATTTACTTTGCGATCGGAACTTTTACCCTCATGGGAGTTAAACCGGAACCGTTTTTCGATATAGTACACGCTGCCAACATGGGCAAGCTCCACGAGGATGGTAAACCGAGAGTCAACGAACAAGGAAAGATCGTGAAGCCTGAAGGATGGGCAGAAAAGTATGCACCGGAACCTAAGATTGTTCAAGAACTGATACGTCAAAGCACTGGATATTAACCCATTAACCCCCAAAGGAGCGATAAAGGATGACACCCAGAAAATTGTGCGTGAGCTGCAACAGAATTTATACAACGTTCCAACTCAAAGGGAAGCCAATCTGTCTGCTTTGTCGTGATAGAGGATCTATTGACTAGAAAGTAGGTGGTGCAGTGAAACGGATCATCTATGTTGCTGGAGTCAATCGGAAGCATCTAGCAGAACAAGCGAATAGCGTTCCATATTGGCTCCTAAGCGCCACACTGCTTCGAAGATACCCGAGTTGGCTAGAGTCTTATATGCGAAACAGAACTGTCATATGGGACCCTGGGACGTTCACAGAGGATTGTATTTCATATCAAGGGTATCGCGCCTATTTGGACCGACACGCTAAGTCTAAGCACATGTACATGCAATATGACGAGATCGGAAACCCAGATGCTACGGAATGGTATCTGAAGGACATGCGGCGCAGGGGCTATGAACCCGTACCGATTCTTCAACCTGGCGGGGATAGGGGCTTACTGATGAATGAAACCATGGTTTTTATCGGTGGAACAGTCCCGATGTCGGACGGTGAACGAATGCGATATCTGGATGATTTACTTAGACCAGGGATCACAGCAAAGGTTCATCTGCTCGGGATGATGAAACACGAATGGTTTGCTCCATATCAAACAGCCGTTCAGGGAGACAATACGAGCTGGATTCCCCGAAGTGAGTGGAACCGGCGAAAGACAGTCGAGGAATGGATGAAGGAATACGGCGAGCAATGGATACCGCATGTTCCTAGAAGTCACATACAAATGGCCTTGTTTTAACCCCCATACCCCATATAAGGAGAGATAACGGATGCTAACAGCAGAAAAAGTGAACAGGTTTTCAACTGAGACATATCAGAACTACCCAGGGATCGAAGTCATTAATATCAAGTATCAAGGTGACGAGAGTTCATTCACCAAGAGTATGACATTGGCTGAAGCAAAGTCGTTTGTGCGTGAATTACAGGAAGTTATTGATGAGTTTGAGCCTATGGAGGGCAGATAACAATGAGCGAACAGAACAAGATAGACGAGATAAAAGCGCGACTCGCTGAAAAAAGGCTGCAAAGAAGACACATGAAATGGAGCATGGATGATGAGATTCTGAACGACAGTGATTGGATGATTAGGCAGATCGAACGCAAGGATGAAGCGCTGAGGTTTTATGCGGATAAGAAAAACTGGAAAGAAGATGCTCTTATGGCAGCCATAAAAGCAATAGATGATCAACTGTAACTAATTGGCCGAAGGCCCGCGTGACGACCGAATAATCCGAGCGTAAGCGTGGGCCGTAAAAGGCCCTTCAGGTTATCCCTTTAGAGAGGAAGAAGAGAAGATGATACGTGAAATCAAATTCAGAGGCAAGCGAATAGATAACGGTGAGTGGGTGTACGGCAGCTATACTCATTGTCGCGATGTCGATGGAAACCCAAGCATAATCCCGTTTAGAGCTAATTATCATGTTCCGGTCGATCGCGAAACAGTAGGTCAATACACCGGCCTGTCTGACCGTAACGGTAAAGAGATATATGAAGGGGATATCCGTGAAGGTGATCACGCGATCTACTTGATTGAATGGAATGCGGAAAAAGCGCAATACCAAGCAAAAGCCATCCAGACTAAAACGGTGTTAATCAAGCATTGCTCATTCCCACTTTGGCAATACGTTGAAGACGATGGGAAATGCCGTTTTGTAGTAATCGGCAACCGCTGGGACAATCCCGATCTATTGGAGGGGTAAAGGGTGAACAACATTCAACTAAACAATACAATCAGTCGTTGTCAATCATTGGCTAAAAATAAGGAGTTTATCTGCCAGGATTGTAAATGGGCAGAGAACAGCTCTAATAATCGGGCGTATTGCGGTAAAGTCGGCTTCAGTTGCAACGGAGATCAAACAAAACCTGTACAATTTTGCTCTGATTTTGAGGTGTTGGAGGGTGGATATGAATAACCAAGTAAAGCATGAACTCAAGATTCTACCGGAATACTTCCAAGACGTTTGGAATAGAACGAAGACATTTGAGGTCCGCAAAAACGACCGCAGCTATGCTGTTGGTGATGAATTGTTCTTGAGAGAGTGGGCGCCGGATACCGGGTACACAGGCAGCGGACTTGTTCGCAGGGTATCTTACATGTTGGACGATTCGGAATACGTGAAAGAAGGATTTGTTATTCTTGGCCTTGCTGATCCAGTACCCACCATTAAGCCGGGAGATAAGGTGAGACATAAAAGATTTAAGACACTACCTACAGGGATCGTTCGAAGCATCAGTGAAAGCGGAAAGAGAGCGCTTGTGAAATGGGATGATTACAATTCGGCGTATTACGAACTGATTAATTTGGAGGTAGTGGAATGAGTAGAGAAGTGTCAAGACTCTACGACCGAGCTGGACTTTGGGAATCAAGATCAAAACAGGCCGAATTAAAGGGCGACTATGACAGAGCAGGAAGACTACGAACAAAGGCGATGCAAATAAAGGCCCAATCCCGGAAACTAGAAGAAAGGGGTAATCGGGAATGAGTAGAGACTTGCTGACACTCGAAGAAATCAAAAGCTATGACGATTCGTATTGGTTGCGCTACTTAGCAGAAAACACAATATTCGATACCGAAAACATAAAAGCACAAAAGGATTGGCTAATTAATCAGTTAACAGCAGCCAAAGAAGAAATAGCCCGTATCAACTGTGACTATTATGCAGACAAGCAAAGGTTTGTGGTACAGCGTAGAGAGTTGGCAGAGGCGAAAAAACGGGCAGATAAGGCAGAGGAACGGGAACAAAAGCTTAAAGAGCTACTTCTAGAAATTAAAAGAGACTGTAGACCAAGTGGTTGGTATGACGGACCTATTTATGGACAAATAGATGATTTATTAGCATCCCTTTATCCAAAGGAGGAAGAAGCAAAGTGACCAAGTGGAAATGCTTCGTATGCGAAGCAGATGTCACTGACTATGAACCGGAATACTGCTGTTATGGAAACACTTATGGCACGGAATACCCTTGTGGATGCATGGGCTTGCCGATTGAACCGCCGTTATGCTCCGTAGAATGCGAAGAAAAGGTTTTTGGGTCAACAAGGTCCATCAACCTTCCAGGGGAGGAAACAGAATGACATCTAACATATACGAAGAGGACGAAAAGAAAGTTGTCGAGGCATACAAGAAATATGGTCATACCATCACAAGAGAGCAAGCAGAAGAAATTTGGTCGGAATACAGCCATGTTGAAATGTATGCAGCATGGATGAGCATGGGCGATAACTTAGATGCAATTTACGATTTAACGATAAAATACGCCAAAGAGCTTGGAATCGTAACGGAGGACGATAACCATGACACCTGACACCGTAACAGCAAAATCATTTTGGGTATGGACAAAAAAAGCACAGGAGCAGAACCCACAATTCAATCGTGCCGGTGATCCTATATGGCCTCATTACAAACACGAAGCACCCGCAAGATGGCTAGAAGACGGTCTAATATGTGATTCAACTGAAGTGGTTAAGGAAGGGCAAACGGACTTATTTGATTATATAGGAGGGTAACAAGATGATTTTGAAATTTCAAGGCGTAGTTCAATTAGGTGATGAATTCCGTGTTGATGAAGAAGGGTTAAATGGCTCAGTGCATATTGGGGATTCGGATTTGGTTTGGGAGATAGAAAACGCCAAATTCACCGGAAGAGTAACAGTAGGCATCCTGGATGAACGATTTGATGGTGAATTAAGCGTTGATACGGGATGGGGATATTCAGAATACACACCAATGGATCCAGATGTATTGAGTATTGGCGACCACGATTTAATTGAAATCATCAGGAGATACAACGGGCAGCATATAACGGTGTTTGTAGCTGATGAACCTTTCAATATATTAGAGTAAATATGTACCAAAACACAAATAAATGGTCGAAAATGCGAGTGTTATATATAAAGAGTATGTAAATCAGTGCAAATAAGGGGTGAACAAGTTGAAAGAACTACTAAAACAATACCGGGAAACGCGATCCCTACTTATGGGATACAAAATAAACGCTCCCGAAGAAGAAAAGGAATTAATCAGCGGCATGATATCTGATTTACAGTATGCCATCGACTGGATGAATCGAGGACATAAGCCCGATCCAAGACGAGGTATAAACAGACGTTCCAGAGGCCAACGAACAATTCCTGTCGATCCACTCAAGATACAGTCATACGCCCAACCAGCAGCTTGTGGAAGCCCTACAACGTTGAGTGAGTACGAAAGGTACCAAATCGAAGACGCTTTGTCTACTCTAAGCGAGAGAGAGCGTGAATGCTATATCATGAAATACGGTAAATGTTACTCCATTGGAGATATAGCGAATATATTAAATGTGAAAAGAGGAACAATCCAAGACTACTTAAAGAAAGCTGAAGAAAAAGTAAAAAATAACATAGAAAACAGTCTTTTCTTGGTCGGATAAGTGAAAAAGGCAAAATAACCCTTACACTTGCCACCTATATATAGACGGGTGAAGGGATATCGAGATAACTATACGGCACGGTCTTGATGCCCCAATTTTTAAAAACTCCAATGAGGTGAGATCATGGATTATCCATTTAAAAAAGTTTGGGACGCGCTTCGGAATGATGGGATATCCGTAACAGTATCAACAGAAGACATGCCGAAAGAAACGCTGCATAAACTTCTTGGCGGCGATGACCCACAACCACATGCCGTTATCAAACCAATCGAACAACTACCTTAACATATCGAATACTCCACTCTTGATAGTAATCCTCCTTTACCGTGACTACAGCGGTTAAAGAGTGGATCGTAGGCGCAGCCGACCGCGTAAGAAAGTGTCGGGTATAAAAGTATAAAAGCATCCAAAACGATACGCATCCAGTCTATAACATAGGATTGGGTGTTTTTTTATTTTTATAGGGCAGAGGTGAAAAAGAAGGTGAAGAGAAAGAGATGGAAGCCGTTTAACATGGGGGTTTTGGATCATGGTGTGGAGGCGGCTTATGATTTAGCTGGAAAGGCCAACGAACTAGCCTTGAAAGGATCTAAAGGCTTGGTATCCGTTGCTTCGAGAGGTAAGTGGTACGACAAGCAGTCAAACGGAACTGATATAGATATCACTTATCGATCAGTCCACGAAGTATTATGCGGATTAAACAGTCAAGTGCTGATGTACGGCAACTTTTACAATGATGGACGTATTACCGGTTTATCGCCGTACACAATTAACGTCTCAGTAGACATTGACGGGGTGACATATCCGGTATTCTTCGACAATGGACAAACACATAAGACAGTTCCACCGGGTGGGCGTGTATTATCTGATGAATTACAGGTTTATGTGCCTAGTGCACCTGACGGTGCTAAGCCGAGAATATATGTCAGAACACATGTAGTGGTAAATGCAGGTGAAAAGTACCCAGTAGGATTAACGCTTGCTGGTGGCAGTAACCCAGGAGAAGGTGTCATGCCGGGAGATGCAACATCAGGGGCATTTACTTCAACAACACCGAATCCTTTATATGCGTTAACTCCATTGGCTATCTACGGTAAGCCTGCAGCTTCATCTAGAGGGTTTAAGACAGTGGGATTATGCGGGGATAGTATTTCGGTTGGTGCAGGTCGTGCTTTGGCTCCGGTTGATGGTCGAACGGCTGGGGAAGTAGGGTTTATGCAAATCGGAGCAATGAGAGCTGGTTGGGGTTATGTCTCTATCGGTATGAATGGTCAAAAAGCAAGCGATTTTGCCGCAGCTTCACGAAGAGTCAATCAAATGCACATGGTAAAGGATTGCGACTTGGTGATAGTTGAATATGGAACGAATGACCTCAACAGTGGAAGGACGTTCGAACAAGTAAGGAACGATTTGCTGACCATCCACAACGCATATTGGGAGATGGGAATACCGACAATCCAGACGACAATTGCACCTAGAACAACTTCGACAGATGGTTGGGTTACCTTGCAAGGGCAATCAGCAGCACATGCCTTTACTGCTGGTGGATCATCGAGCGCGAGAAGTCAATTGAATGATTGGATCCGGAACAATAAAGACAATATTAAGTGCTTGGAAATAGCTGATATTTGGGAATCTGAGCGCAACAGTGGGTTGTGGAAACCGAAACTGACTGGTGATGGGATACACCCGAATAACACAGGGCATGACAACGAAGCGGCTAACGCTGTACGGGATTTCTTATTAAGTCAAAGATAAGAATTGGTAGGAGTTGAAGTAGGTTGTTATTCAAGTTGATCAAACTCATAACAGCAGATGAAGCCAAAGAGAAGCTAAGACTTACTGACCATGAATACAACCTACTGAAATACTACCAAGGGAACAAACGAAGCAAAGACATAAACGAAGTATGTGTGGAGTTGGCAATGTCAAAGCAAAGGTTGGCTAAGACAAAGAGGTCATTAGAACATAAGTTAAATAAACTGTGAGGTGTCGATATGGAAATTGGAGATTGGATTGATTTAGCGGTTATTTTGATTTGGAGTATATTTGGATTCTACAATTTCATTAAAGCAGGACGGAGATTTGAAAAGGGTGAATATCAGCCAGCGATATATCATGCATTGATGTGTGTGGCAATGGCGGTATTGGTGACAGGTTGGTCGTAAAAAGAATGTGAGGTGAGAGGAATGTACAAAGAAACTGTATTTAGCCGAGAAGACCTTCAAAGTGCTATGGATGCGCTGGATCGCTTAGGCAAAGAGTACACAACTAAAAAACTAAACGCCATAGAAGTGGAAGATGACAAACCTAGTTTTTTAATCAGTAAAGCGAATAATCCAGAAAGATTTGATAGATGGATTATTGAAGAAGTGCCGAACATTAAAGGTTTTGGGATGGTTGTACCAAAGGGCTTGGAAGGTGGATTTCTCTTCGATCAAAAGGGTTCGGTAATGTCAGTGACGGTGGAAGAAGAATGACACAACCATTCTACCGTAGTAAGCAATGGAAACGCAAACGAGCCAAGATATTACGAAGAGACGAATACATGTGTCAACAAAGCAAAAGGTACGGTAAGACCGAACCGGCTACAACAGTGCACCATTGCTATCAGCTTGAATACTATCCGGAATTAGCATTAGAGGATTGGAACCTGATCAGCCTAAGCGACAAGCAGCACAACGCTATGCATGACAGAGTAACACATGAACTGACTGAACTGGGGCTCGAGTGGCAAGAGAGAGTGAGGCCGCATTATGAAAGGTGGAAGGCAATCCGTGAACAGAAACATTAAGCAAGGCGAACAGTATGCCGTGTTCATTGATTATGGACCGGATGCAATGCAACAGATATTTGAGAACGAGGCAGAAGCAAACGAGGAATACAACAGATTGGTGGTAAGCGAAAAAGATATTCCTGTTTATCTGTGTAAGGTGATTAAGCATTCGTGAATGAAAGGTGGATGAAGGACCGTGGTATATGATTGTAAGTTGTGTAGTAAAGGACCAGCAGTTAGTAAGATCCTTAATTGCTATGGTGTGGAGTTAGGCATATGCGCTTACTGTTTTGCGGTGGTTACTAAAGGCACCATTGTTGAGGAGCCGCAGCGAACGAATGAACCATTGCTAGTAATTGAGATTGAAGGTATGGAGTCGGTACCAACTGTGCGATACAAAGGTGAGAAGGTGGAAGGTAAGATCGATGTATCGTACTCGTGGGAAACCAGCGATGCATTTAACAGAGGTAGTCACAAGGTTCATATCAAACATTTTGATAAAGACCAGAACTCTGTCAAAACATTGGGAATCGAGAGGTTATCTATCCCCGCCCACCCTAACTTATAGGTTAAACCTATCACGGGACCGGGCAGGTTAGCTTTTTCCAATAGAGCGGTCTTCCAATAACTTTTTTTGAGGGAGGTGAGAGCATAGTGAGCGTACCAACTAAAGAAACGATCAAGAGACGGACGATAGCGGATATGAAAGAGCTTGGAGTGTACAAAACCCAATACGGGCGCATAATTGACCTTTATTCTGGACTGGTGCACCAATTTCTAAGACTCAATCAAAAATTCGAAGATGAGGGGATGCAGTATGAAAGCTTTACCGCTGCTGGAGGTGCAAAAAAATCACCGATCGTTGCAACCCTGGAATCATTACGCAAAGATATACTGGCATACTCTAACCAACTATGTCTCAATCCGAAGTCCCTTGAAAGTGTCACGGTGGAAGACAAGAACAAAAAATCCACCCTAGCAAGCATATTGGGTGAGATGATTGATTAATTTCAAGAACTATGACACGGTAAAAGAGTATGCCAGCAGCATTGTTGAGGGGCGGAAGGTCGCTTGTAAAGAAGTCAGACAGGCTTGTGAGAGGTTTTTCCGGGATATAGAAAACCCCGCCTATGACTTCAACCCTAAAGATGCTGAGTTTGTCATAGGGATAATCGAAAAAACGTTCGTCCATCAAAAGGGCGAAAATATGCAGGGGTATCCGCTTAGGGGTACGCCTTTTTTATTAGAACCATGGCAAAAATTCATCATTTATAATCTGCTTGGATTTTTTCACAAGGGAACTAAGTTGAGAAAATATAAGGAAGCTTTTAATATGCTTCCGCGAAAGCAAGGTAAGACTCCGTTAATGAGTTCCCTTGCTTGGGGTCTTGGGCTACTGGAGAGGCGTTCAGGCGCTGAAATAGTTATTGTCGGCGCACAGCTTAAACAGGCTTTACAAAGCTTCAACTTTTTGAACTACAACCTGAAGCACATGGGTGAAGAGAAAAACTTCCGCATCCTGGACAATAACCAAGAGCATAGCATAAGCGGTGAACTTGGCGATGGGTATATGCGGATTGAAACGATTGCCGGTAACAGTGACCGGATGGACTCCCTGAATACACTCATACAGATATTGGACGAGTTACACCTTTATCGGAATGCCAGTCAATACAACACGATCAAGGAATCGGGCAAGGCGTACCGTAATAGCTTGTGTATCGGCATAACAACGGCTGGCGACAACATGAACAGCTTTTGTTATAACCGCATGGTTTATGGTCAAAAGGTTCTTGAAGGCACTGTAACAGATGAACAACTATTTGTGTTCATAGCCAAAGCCGACCAACACCCCGACACTGGCGAGGTTGATTACACTAATCCTGTCGAGCATGAAAAGGCCAATCCGAACTACAACGTATCTGTCTCGGGACAAGAGTTGATGAATGATGCGATGCAAGCTCAAAACGATCCGCAGCAGCGCAAGTCGTTCTTGGCGAAGTCGCTTAACATATATACGTCTGCTATGAAGTCGTATTTCAACATCGATGAATTCAAATCATCAGATCGCAAGTACGAATGGACGCTAGAAGAACTCGCAAAACTGCCTGTTGATTGGTACGGAGGGGCCGACTTATCGAAGCTCCACGACTTAACAGCTACGGTACTTTACGGGAATTACAAAGGCGTGGATCTTATCGTTTCACATGCTTTCTTCCCGATTGTAGCAGCTCAGAGAAAGGCAGATGAAGATAACATACCTTTGTTCGGTTGGAAAGAAGATGGTTGGTTAACAATGACCAACACTCCTACGGTCAATTACACCGATGTAATAAAGTGGTTTGTTGATATGAAGGCGTTGGGTTTCAAAATCAAGCAAGTGGGATTCGACCGGAAGTTTGGCCGGGAGTTCTACTTAGGCATGAAGCGCAAAGGTTTCTCTATTGTGGATCAGCCGCAATACTTTTACAAAAAGTCCGAGGGCTTCCGTAGGATCGAGAAGCAAGCGAAAGACGGGAATCTCTATTACCTTCATTCCCAGGCTTTCGAATACTGTGTGCAAAACGTCCATGCCATTGAGAAGACTGACGACATGATCCAATTTGAAAAGGTAATGCCTGAACAGCGGATTGATATATTTGATGCCGCTGTTTTTGCTGCTGTCCGAATGCTTGAGAACATCGAGCGCGCCGGTACCGCGAGTAAATGGCTGAATGGGGGGTGATGAAACTGAGCAAAAAGAAGCGTAACCGAAACCAAAACGCTAAGAACACAAGAGCTGAACCGCAAAACAGTCTAGGCTGGTTCCTAACAACCGATGCTTACGATACGTTGTGTGTGCCAGGATACACGAGGTTGTCAGATAATCCGGAAGTAAAAATGGCCGTTCATAAAATCGCGGACTTGATCAGCTCCATGACGATCCACCTCATGCAAAATACTGAGGATGGAGATATACGGGTGAAGAATGAACTTGCGCGTAAGCTGGATATAAACCCATACAGTCTAATGACTAGAAAAGCTTGGGTATACAACATTGTTTACACTTTATTGCTTGACGGTGATGGAAATAGTGTTGTTTTCCCAAAAACATCAAACGGACTGATTGATGAGTTGATACCTTTGAAGCCTTCTAGGATTAGTTTTGTGGACACAAACACAGCTTATCAAGTTCGCTATCAGGATAGATTATACGATTATGATGAAGTCCTTCATTTCACTATCAATCCTGATCCAGAGCGACCGTGGATAGGCACAGGGTATAGAGTGGCGCTGAGGGATATCATAACAAACCTCAAGCAAGCCACAGCCACAAAGAAAGGATTTATGAGTGGTAAGTACATGCCTAGTCTTATCGTTAAGGTTGACGCTAACACGGCGGAATTATCGAGCGAGGAAGGCCGTGACAAGGTGTTTGACATGTACCTTAAGCGGTCAGAGGCAGGACAGCCGTGGATTGTACCGGCTGAAATGATCGATGTCGAGCAGATCAAGCCGTTATCCCTTACCGATCTAGCTATAAATGAAGCTGTACAACTTGATAAACGAACTGTTGCTGGACTCTTAGGAGTACCGGCTTTTTTCGTTGGTGTCGGAGATTTCAAAAAGGACGAGTACAACGCATTCATTGACACCACCTTGCTGCCTATAGCTCAAGGGATTCAACAGGAAATGACTCGTAAATTACTTTTCAGTCCCGATCTTTATATACGCCTTAATCATCGTTCTCTCTATTCATACAACCTCAATGATCTGATATCGGCGGGCAAGGAAATGGTAGACCGCATCGCTATGAGCAGGAATGAATGGCGCGACATGGTTGGGTTGGGACCGAGAGAAGACATGAAAGAATTGCTTGCCCTTGAAAATTTCATTCCATCGGACAAGTTGGGTGATCAGAAAAAGTTGAATCCCAAAGGAGGTGAGGACGATGGATAGGGATCAGAAAGTAACCCGGAGCGTACATTCGGAACTGAAAACCCGGGCCGAACAAGACAACACGGAAATGTTTATTGAGGGCTATTTTGCCGTGTTCAACCAACAAACGGAGTTGTGGCCTGGAGCATTCGAAGAGTTAGCGCCTGAAGCGTTCAACGAGACGCTAGGAAACGATGTGAGGGCCTTGATTAACCACGACACAACATTGGTATTGGGTAGGAATAAATCAGGTTCCTTAGAGCTTAAAGCGGACTCACACGGACTTTGGGGACGCGTCAAGATCAATCCAAACGATTCGGACGCGGTGAACATGTACGAGCGTGTTAAACGTGGCGATGTGGACCAGTGCAGCTTTGGTTTTAACATCCTACAGGAAGATACACAATTTCGGGATGATGGCACGGTGAAATGGACGATTAGAAAGGTTGATCTCCATGAGGTTTCCGTTTGTACATTCCCAGCCTATGCTGCAACCGGCGTACAAGCCCGGAAAGCGGAAGTTGAGCAGCACAAAGAACGGCAGATGCAACAACGAAAACAACAATTGAAAGCGAGGTTGAAATAATGGCACTTAGACAAATCATGCTGACGAAGAAGATTGAACAGCGGAAAGCGTCTCTTGCTGAGCTGATCGAGCAAGAGAAAACGTTGGAAACACGAGCACAAGAACTAGAACAAGCGATTGAAGAGGCACAGACAGTGGAAGAAGAAGCTGCTGTGACTGAAGAGGTCGAGAAGTACGAGGCAGACAAGACGGAACTGGAAGGAAAGAAGACAACGCTTGAAGGTGAAATTGCTGATCTGGAAGGCGAATTGGAAGAACTGAACAACAAAGAACCAAAGAATACGCCTCCTGCTGATGGTGGCGAACAAAGACAAAAACAAACACAATCCCAAGGGGGCGAAACGAGAATGAGAGAAAACAAATTCGAAACACGCGCACAAATGCTAGAGCGCCTTAACCAAACTGAAGTGCGTGAATTCTACACCACTATTGCTAAAGCAGTAAAAGACAAACGGGCTATCACTGACACTGACATTGTTATCCCTGATGCTGTAATCAGCATGATTCAACAACGTCTTGGAGATTACTCCACTCTGTACCGCGAAGTTAATGTTGAAACGCTGAACGGTCCTGGTCGTGTCATCATGGACGGTGCTATTCCTGAAGCAATCTGGACTGAAATGTGTGATCCTGTTCAAGAGCTTGCTTCTGGCTTCAGCCAAACTGAACTTGATGGGTTTAAGGTCGGCGGATTCATCCCGGTATGTAACGCTATCCTTGAAGACGCAATGATTAACCTTGCAAACTTCATTGAAACTCGCTTGGCTATGGCTATTGCTAAAGCACTGGACAAAGCAATTCTGATTGGTGAAGGGGCTGCTGCTAAACAACCACAAGGTATTATCACTGCTCTTGCAGCCGTTCCAGCCCAAAACGTAACTAGCGACGGCACGTTGAGTGATATTGTCGGAAACATGGCGCTGATTGACGATGGTGAAGATGGTGTGCCGGTGGGCGAAGTAATCGCAGTTATGAAGCGTTCCACTTACTACGCTCGCATTGCACCACAAACCTTCTTGCCAACTGCTGATGGTCGCTTGGTTATCCAAACAGCACAATCTCCACGACTTCCAGACGGTACACGGGTTGTATTCAGCCAATATGCACCGGCTGACACTATTGTATTAGGCGACTTCAAAAAGTACCTTCTCGGTGAGCGCCGCGGCGTACAACTGGCGGTTTCTACGGATGTCCGCTTTATCCAAGACCAAACAGTGTTCAAAGGAACGGCCCGTTATGACGGCAAGCCTATCTACCCTGAATACTTTGTTGTTATCACTCTTGAACCGGTTGTTCCTACTCCATAATAGGGCGGCTTATGCCGCTCTTTATCTTTGAAAGGAGATGGTTTAAATGCCAAAGGTGTTGAAGGATTTCAGGGATAGACATACCCGAAAGATTTATAGAATCGACAGTGATTACGATGTGACGAACGAGGATTATCTAAAGCATCTGCAAAACCTGGGTTATGTTGAAGTGGATCTTGAAGACATGACCAAGGAAGAACTGCTTGACTATGCCAAGGCTAAGGAAATCGGCGGCGTGAATGCGACCATGAAGAAAGCAGACATCCTGGAGACAATCAAGGCGGTGCCGTGATGGATGAAACACAAATACTAAACCTCGTCAAAGAGCGCTTAGGCATCCGCACAGCAGTTAGAGACTCATACCTAACTGCAATTGTACAGGGTGTGTTAAAAGAGCTACAGGACGAACATGGCTTGGAACTAGATCCTATTAACGCCTATCATTTGATGTTTGTGGTCGATTTCGCTACTTGGCGTTATCAAAGCGCTACGAATAATGAGACTTCATTCACTGGATCGCCTGTATCTATGCCAAGACATCTTCAATACCGGTTGCACAACCTATTACTGCATGTAGGGAGTAAGCAGTCATGAGTTACGATCATGAATTGATACTCATTACTCCAGGCGGAATCATTGAAGATGACATCGGTAATCAGATACCCATTGATCCAGTTAGAACGCCTGTATACTGCCAACTACGTTCTGTAGGGCGGAATGAGTTTTACAACGCTGCTGTTACAGGATTGCGGCCCGAGTTTATTTTCATTATTCACGCATACGAGTACAACGGCGAACAATTGGTTGAATTCGAAGATAAAAAATATCGTGTCCTTAGGACATATTCAACCAGTTTCGAAGAGATTGAATTGTCTTGCGAGAAGGTGGCTGCTGATGGCTAACATCTCCATTGATAGGTTGGCGTCAGAAATCGTTAAAGCAGTAGCTGAATACAACGATGATGTGTCAAGGTCAATTGATAAGGCTGTTGATGATGCAGCAGACGATGTATTGCGAGATACTCGCGCTAATGCTCCCAAAAGGACAGGTGATTACGCCAAGGGTTTTAAAAAGACCAACCGCGATAGCATGGGTACAACCAGACGGATTATTTGGAACAAAAAGTATTCGCGTATTGTTCACTTGCTGGAATTTGGACATGCCAAGGTTGGCGGTGGGCGTGTAGCTGGTAAACCGCATTTGCGATTGGCCTATGACCGAATCGAGCCGCAAATGATGGAGAAGATCCGTCAAATCATCAGGAATGGGGGTTAGGTATGACACAAGCCGAACTGTATACTGCTTTGAAGTCACTCGGGTTTCCAGTGGCTTATTCGTCGTTCATAACATCTCCTAGCCCTCCATTTATCACATACCAGTTTGCTTATGATGATGATTTTATGGCAGACGGTTACAACTTCGCAGAGATCAGTAATTTTCAGGTGGAGTTGTACACCAAAATCAAGGACCTTGAAGCCGAAAAGAAGGTTCAAGACTTGTTCAAATCGCGGTTTATGCCATATCGGAAAAACGAAGCTTGGTTAGATAGCGAAAAGCTAATTCAAGTCATATATGAAATTCAATTAATCGGAGGTTGATGAAATGAGTCAAAACAAAGTTACTTTCGGTCTAAGCCGTGTTCATATTGCTTTCGTAGATGAAGCTGCAACGGATCAGCCAGCATGGGAAACGCCTGTAGCTGTTCCCGGTGCCGTTCGCTGGACTCCAGAAGCGCAAGGTGAATCCAGCACTTTCTATGCGGACAATACGTCCTATTTCGTTATCACATCCAACAACGGTTATACAGGTGAATTGGAAATGGCAAACGTACCGGACGCAATCAAGGCCGAAATGTTGGGTTGGGAAATTGATGACAATGGGATGTTGGTGGAAATCGCAGATGCCAAGCCTAAAAAGTTTGCGCTTATGGGTGAGGTACAAGGCGATAAGCGCAACCGGCGATTTGTTTACTACGATTGCCAAGCAGACAGACCGGCCAAGGAATTGACGACCAAAGGTGAAAGTGTAGAGCCGAACACTGATGTCATGAACATGAGTGTGACACCAATCGAAATCGATAACCGAATGGTCGTTAAAGGCGATCTGGAGTTGAGCGAAACAAACGCTACAGCCTTCAACAGCTTCTTCACCACGGTTTACCTGCCGACGTTCGCAGTTCCAACACCATAAGGAGGCCATTATGAGAGAGATAAACATCGGTAATCAAGTCGTGAGAGTCAGAGCAACCACTCTGGCTCTTTTGTTTTATAAACAGGAATTCAAAAGTGATCTTCTCGGGGATCTGATGAAGATGGGGCAAGTAGCAGAAGATCCTTCGAAACTGGAAGTATTGTCAGTGCTGCAACTGATTTGGGCCATGGCAAAAGCGGACTCCTACGGGAAACAGTTCCCTTCATTTGAAACTTGGCTAGGATCCCTTGAGAACATTGATTTTTCTGATGCAAGTTTCATGACCGCTGCTATGGAGGAAGCCGCAGACGGATTTTTTCGTACCGGAGTCAAAGGAGCAGTCCAAAAGTAGCGGTATTGATGACAATATCGAAATCCGGTTGTTGGCACTTGGCAAACGGTCGGGACTAAGTTTCGCAGAAATCAACGAATTGAGATCATCGGACCTTATATCATTTGCGAAGTTTTATTCTGGTGCCGAAGACGACAAACCAAAAGACGCTACACAAGACGATATCGATGCATTTTACGGCAGATAGAGGTGAGTAGATGGCAGAGACAATACGCGGTATTAACGTCCAAATAGGAGCCGAAACAACGGGGCTATCGAAAGCCCTATCAGACGTTAACAAACGAAGTAGGGACATACAATCCGAGTTGAAGCAAGTTGAACGATTGCTGAAACTAGATCCAGGGAATACGGAGCTGCTTGCACAAAAGCAGAAGCTTCTGTCTGATGCAATAACCAACACAAGCCAGAAGCTTAACACCTTGAGAACGGCACAACAGCAGGTAAACGAACAGTTTGCCCGTGGTGAGATAAGCGAAGGCCAGTATCGAGCATTCCAGCGCGAATTAACGAAGACTGAGCAAGAGCTAAAACGCATGGATGGCCAACTTGACGAAACCACGAAATCACTTAAAGAACAAGGCGTGGCGGTATCTCAGCTCGGCAAGGATTATCAAGAGTCATTTGACCAAGCAAAACAAGCAATGGGCAACTCCTTTGAACAGGCCAAGAGGGTGGGCGCTGGTATTACTGCTGTTGGTGTGGGATTGGCTGCTGGACTTGGTTCAGCGGTTAATACGTCTATGGAGTTTGAAGCTCAGTTAAGCCGTGTTGGTGCTATTTCAGACGCTACCGGGACGCAATTAGAAGCATTGCGAAAGTCTGCACTTGATCTGGGAGCTAGTACATCAAAGAGTGCGAGCGAGGTTGCCAAGGGACAAGAAGAGCTTGCAGCACTTGGTTTTACTGTAGAAGAAATTTTGGGCGCAATGCCTGGGGTTATTTCGGCGGCAGAAGCTTCTGGTTCAGACATGGCTCAGACTGCTGAGGTAATGGCATCTACACTCAATATTTTCGGTAAAGAGGCATCAGAAGCATCAAAGGTTGCGGATATTCTAGCAAAAACCGCAAACGTGTCAGCTGCTGACTTAACAGATATGCAGTATGCATTGAAGTACGCTGGCCCTCCTGCTGCCGCTCTTGGTGTTTCATTAGAAGAACTTTCTGCTTCTATCGGTATTATGACAAATGCCGGTATGCAAGGGGAGCAAGCAGGTACATCTCTACGTGGTGCGTTGCTTGGGTTACTTAGTCCATCAGAAGAAAACAGCAAGGCCATGACAGCAATGGGCATAGAGGTTGAGGATGCTGCTGGAAATTTTGTAGGTGTTGCTAAGTTAGTAGAAAATCTTAGTGAATCCATGGATGGGTTAACAGACACACAAAAGGCCGCCACACTTGCACAACTTGTTGGTAAGGAAGCAGTATCTGGTATGTTGTCGCTAATGGCGGCTGGACCAGAAGAAATAGAAAAGTTGACCAAGGCATTAGAGGATTCTGGTGGTGCAAGCGCTGAAGCTGCAGCCAAGATGAAGGACAATCTCAAAGGTGCCATAGATGAAATGTCAGGCGCTTTTGAGACTCTCATGATCACCATTGGTACTGCAATCACTCCAGCCATACAAGCATTATCTACTGCTTTAGGTGGTTTGGCTAACTGGTTTAACTACCTCTCTCCTTCGATGCAGAGCTTCATCGCCATCGCCGCTGCGGTTACGGCAGCACTAGCTCTCATAGCCGGTCCATTACTAATTCTGATTGGGATGATTCCGACAATTGCAGCAGGGTTTACAGCGATTGGGGGCGTGTTTGCAGCGTTAACCGGTCCTGTTGGAATAATTATTGCGGCTGTAGCTGCTCTTGCGGCTGGACTGACTTATCTATACAACAATAATGAGACGGTCAAGAATGGATTGAATGCGGCTTGGGAGTTCTTGAAAACGGCAGCCACCAATGTGTTCAACGGGATAAAATCATTTTGGGACAAATGGGGATCCGACATTGTAGCCTTCTTCAAAAACAATTGGGAGATAACCAAGACGGTCTTCAAAACAGTATTTGAAGCTATCTCGCAAGTGGTCAAGAAGATTTTCGATGGCCTTAAAGCGTTTTGGGATAAATGGGGCGGAACCATTACTGAGGCGTTCAAAAACGTCTTCGAAATCCTCAAAATTGCTTTTAAAGCTGCTTTCGATGCAATATCAGCAGTTGTAAAAACCATATTCAACGGAATCAAATCCTTTTGGGATACATGGGGTACAACGATCAAAGGTTTGTTCACCACAGCCCTAAACGTAATTAAAACATTATTCTCAGGTACTTGGAACAATATCAAGATAATCATTGAAACGGTAATTGGTGTTATATCCGGTGTAATCAAAGCTTTCTTAGCAGTCCTTAAAGGGGATTGGAAGGGAGCTTGGGACGCTGTAAAAGGCGTTGCAGAATCCATATGGAACGGCATTAAGAAAATGTTCTCCAATGTTGGGGAGACCATGAAGACCATCGGTAAGGACATAATGCAAGGTCTTATCAATGGTATTAAGGATATGGCCGATGCTGTTTGGAACAGCGCCAAAGATGTTGCTGCCAAGATCAAGAATGGATTTAAAGACTTTTTCGGAATCAAATCTCCATCTCGATTGATGATGGGATACGGCGAATACATTTCAGAAGGTTTGGCTATCGGTATTGCTGATGCTGGAAGGTTGGCTGTTAAATCAGCAGAGAACCTATCAGGAGCCGTTTCTAAGGCCATGTCTGTTGATCCGGTAGGCTTATTGGTTGCGGCATCCAGTGCAATGTCAGGAGCGCAAGGAAGCGCACCTACAGGCGGCGTAGTCAATCAATACAACATGGAAGGGATGTTCAAGGGAGCTAACTTCAATGTTCGCAATGATGAAGACATCAGAAAATTGAGTCAAGGTATCGGAAGCTATATCACCGGAAACTCAAGAGGATTAGGAGGTGTGGCGAATTGAGTCACGATTCAGTATTAACCCTAGACGGTGTTACACCGAAGTCGTTAGGCATGGGCGTGTTTCGCAGGACTCAGCGCCCCATCCTATCTTCTACGGTAGATACCATTGTAACGGTCCCAGGGATGCACGGGGCATATGACTTCGGCGCAACCATGGGGCCGAAACAATTTGAACTGGAATGCGCGTTCTTCGCTAAGAACCATATAGAATTGCAGCAACGTGTTTCGGCGCTTGCTGCTTTTTTGTTGGATGGTGATGGAAGACCACGGACGATGCCTATCATATTCGCTAATCAACCGGATAGGCAGTATACGGTGCGTTACTCGGGGGATTTGCAAATTGATCGTATAAGCGGCCTTGGAACATTCACGTTACCGTTTACGGCGTTTGATCCATTCGCTTATAGCAAAACATCCACCTCTGATCTTCTTACATGGGATACAGATTATACATGGGAGGACGATTTTGTATGGGATGATGGTTACTCATTTGATTTCATTGGTCCGGGGATAGCAGAAATCAATAACCTAGGTTCTTTAAACGCCGAACCAATCATTGAAATTAGTGGCAGTTTTTCTTCACTATCATTGACGGTTGGGGGAATTGTCTTCACATATAACACGCCAATGTCTGGCACGTTGGTGATTGATTTCAAACGAAAGACTGCAAAATCAGGAACACAAAACGTCCTTCAAAATACAAATGCTCAATTCGGGAAAATACCACCTGGAACATCAAACATTGTTGTCGGAGGATCCGGGCTTAACATAACCATGGAATTAAAATTCAACTTCAAGTACGCAGCCTAAGGAGGCGAGGATATTGGCAAATATTCAAAACATTCCATTAAACGAAAAACTTAGGGATAGTAATCCAAAGATAAATCAAAACTTTCAGAGTCTGAATAATGAATTGACTGGTCATATCAATTCAACATCAGCTCACAAAGCAGAAGACATCACTTATACAGGGCAAGTACCAGGGGGGGATGTTAAAGAAGCGATTGAAAATGTTAATGGCCGTATCAGTGAAATTGTTGCTCAATCTGGAGATGATATTACCGAACTCGTGGATGCACGGGATGGATATCCAGTCCTTGGGGATAGATTAGACGCATCTGATGCAGATTTGGCTAGAAAGGCGAATGTTCGTTGGTTCGATGTTAAGGATTATGGAGCAATAGGTAACGGAGTTGCGGATGATACAGACGCCATTTTATCCGCTATTGCCGCTATTCCAGACGATGAAACGTATTGGTTAGAAGGCGGTAAAACGGGAGGGATTTTATTCTTCCCACTAGGAAAGTATCGCGTTTCACGACAGATAGACATCACGAAGGCGGGTATTCAGGTGATTGGCATCGGTTCAAACGCATCAGTTATTATGCCAACATCAAATTTTGTGGGGGATTCGGTGTTGTTCTTCCGGAAGACAGGAGTAAGTTACCCTTTTACCGGTCTTGTTATAGAAAATATCGGGGTTTACTTAGATGATGCACAAAACTGCAATGGCATAACTGTTGAACGAGCATACGACAGCGTGAACATGTTGAATGTTTGGATCAAGAATGTTGGGGATACGGTTAGTGCTCTGAAAATGATACCAGACCCTGATGCAACGGACACCATTTCCCAAACCATACTTTTAGAAAACGTTATTGGCATTCACAAGTTAAAAACGGCCACTGCTCCCGTTTTTTATTTTGATAAATGCCAGGAAATGCAATTGATTGGTTGCAAGGCATTCGCGACATGGCAATCTCAAGGCAAGGCAAATTGTTACCCCATGGAATTTGTTGATTGTCGTGGAGTCATGGTGATCGGTTGTTCTGTTACCTTCACAAGTAAATACGGAATGAAAATCGCAGCTGTGAGTAGAATGTCAGCTGGAATTGTGATTGATGGCTGTACATTTGAAACATGCGATAACATCATAGAAATAAAAGGAACATCTTCATATATGGTCAGAAACGTTACTTTCAGGGCTATGAGATCCGAAGCATCTGGAGGGAAATTCGACCTAGACTTTTTACAGTACTCAAGGATAGAAAGTCAGCCATACAGCGTAACAGTTGGATCAGGATGTGCTAATGTACACATAGATTGTTATGGAGCATCAGCGATAACAGACAATGGAACGAATACAACTATATTTTCTGTGGGAGTTGCCGATGCGGTTTTAAGCGCAAGTACAAATATATTCTTACGGGCAAGCGCCGGGAAAAATATGGCCCAATTCAATGAACCTCCTTCATCGAACACTACTGCTTTGACACTCCGAATGAACAAAGGTGGATTTATGTTCAGTAGTAGAGTGGAGGTTGGAGCTGTGGATAGCGGTGGTACGGGTTACAGAATACTTCGTGTTCCTAATTCCTAATAAATCCTAAATCGGAAAAATGTTGAGAAATGTAGGATAAGGTCGTAAACTTATTCAGTGAGGGGTGATTCGCAAAACAATCAATCACCGCACCACAACCATTGGGGTGAGGACATGTTTGTCAAACTAATAAAGAAGAAGATACATGCACTAGTTAAGAGAGAAATAGATAGCAATAACAAAAAAATACTAGGTGAGTTGCAAGAGAAGAACCTCCTGCTCGAAAATCAGATTTATGCGCTGACTGAACTGATATCGACCAAGGAGCCAGCAAGGGCGACGACGCCATCATTTAAAGAAGAAGTTATTAATTTTTTTCAGGATGGCATATCGAGCCCTATGTTTAAAACATATGTTGAGTATGCCTTGAGGTCAATAGACAGAGGGAATAAGATGGTTGAAAAGTATCATTCTTATTTATCGGAAAACTTTGAATATCTCGATATTGGATGTGCTTATGGTGGATCAGTAATAGCGATGATCAACGCAGGAGCAAGTAGGGCAGTAGGTATTGATGTAGACAACAAGTTGTTAGAATTAGCTAGTATACAAGCTGATAACTATGAGGTTGGAGATAGGTCTTTATTTTTGAATGTCGATTTACAGGACTGTGAACAAGTTTCTTCTTTAGGCAACTTTGATTTTATTACATGTATAGATGTACTGGAACATGTGTTGGATCCTCGTAAATCGATAGAATCATTGGCGTTGCTATGTCGAACAAATGGAAAGTTAATTGTTGACATTCCAAATCCTTATAGTCCTTTTTGGATAAAACAAGACCCCCACCACCATCTATTTGGGACCGTCCTTTTAGAAAGAGAGGATGCAATAGAGCAATTCGTTTGTCAATTCGGCAAACTAAACTATTTAGTTGGGCATTTTAATGATCTCAAATGGTATGAATCTGAGTTCGAAGGGGCAGGTTTTAAAACCAACTACCTGGGTGTATCATATGAATCCAGTAATGATTGGTTAACAGTTAGGTCGGAAATAGAAGATTTATTAAACAACTTCGAAGAAAGATTTGTAGATAACAAGTGGACGGAATCAATCAGAAGCAAAATTAATGATGCAATGAATGATTATAGGATTATGTTTAACAAAGATATTACTGAGATGGGTGACCGTCAGTTATTTATAAAGTATGGAATACCGGTGTATCATTTGTTGTGCACTAAAGAGTAAAAATAAAATGAGTTATTGAAGATCAAGCTCCTTCGGGGCTTGTTTTTTTGGAGGTGATACTTTGATAACCATCTTGAACAATTCACTTGAACCTCTAGCAATATTAGAGGATTACTTCAACGATGATATAAAGGAACAAGTTAATGGAGCGTATACCTTTAACTTCTCAGCCTTATTGGATGATGAAAAAAGTCAATACATCGCCATCGGTAATATCGTCGAGGTCGAGGATCAATATTTTAACATCATCAAACATAAACGCACCAGATCAGACAATAACGAAGTCGGAATAGTGGTTGAATGTGAGCAGGTCTCTTATGACCTGCTTTTTCATTTGTTTGAAGGTGGATTCATCCATACAAATACACCTTGGGTGCTAATGAACATGGCGCTTGAGGGGACAGGGTTTATGGTCGGATTTGTCCAGTATGACCAATACGTGAGCATTGACCTGAAGGAAGGCGTTAACGCTCGCGGTGTCCTGATGGAAATAGCAGCTCAAACTGGTTGTGAATTATACTTCGACAAATACACCGTGTCTTTAATGTCTAGAAGGGGTCAGGATCGCGGAGTACAGTTCCGGTTAGGCAAGAACCTCAAAGGCATCGTAAAGGACGTAAACGGGCAATCAGGCGAGGTGTTAACGGCTTATGAAATCGATGTGGTTGAACTTAACACATTGCCAGAATTCGAAGGGCTAGAATATTTCGAACTTGGTGACACCGTGGACATTATTGATGAGGAGCTAGGAATAAACGAACAGCAGCGCATCATTGAATATTCCTATTCACCTAAACGCCGTATAAACTCCAAAGTCACCATTGCCAATTACATTGAAGGCATCCAGGACACCATTTACCGGATCCAGACAACAACAGTAGGTAAGGACAAATGGATGTACGGCGTTAAGATTGGTCCGGATGAAGGAATTGTCATTGAACGCTATGATAAGATGGCGAGGTCCATTTTCAACGCCGACGAATTCCGGATGCAGAAGGGCAACGGCAGCGGCAGTTATACAGATTCCTTGTACTTTGATCCAATCAATCAAGAGTATGAGTTCACTGGTGTTGTACGAGCTGGTAAGTTTATTGGTGGTGAAATCCAGATAGGTGATAATTTTAGCGTGGATCCAAACGGGCTAATGGAAGCTGTTGACGGCAAATTCAGCGGAACTATCTCGGCCTCTACAATAAACGGCGGAGACATATACGGTTCTTATATCGAAGGAGCCAGTATCCTTGGTAGTTCTATATTGACAGCTTCCAGCGGAGAACGCATTGAGTTGGATCCGTTTGGCTTCAGGTTCTATGATGATTTCGGCGCTAGACGGGTTGAATTAGGTACGAATCCACAAGCCAACATTTCTGGTCACACTTATTATAACGAATCAAGTCAGTCGCAAGGTTTAATATACGCTATAGATTCACAGTTACATGTGATCGGAACTAATGAATTGTTTTTACGAGCGTTGAATGGTAGGACTATATTTCAAGGAACTGTAGATTTCAGTCAAGCCACAGTAATCGGTATATAAATGCAACATTTACCATCCTGTCCCGTAATGTTATATTATCCATATAGCATAAACGGAGGAGGAACGTTTCATGAAAACGAAAAAATGGTTGGGTCTTACCCTTGCATTTGTATTCGGTGTACTTGTAACAATGACTGGAGAAGACGTAGCGGCCCAGGTTCAAACGATGATCGGGAAAAAAGTAACTGGTGAATATACCGTTGTGGTTAATGGCGAAAAACTTTCTGATAAAGGTGCTATTATAGACGGTCGGGCGAATGTGCCTGTCCGGGCGTTATCAGAGTCCTTAGGAGCTGATATAAAAGTGGACGGTAAAACAATTATGGTTACTTCTGAAGAAACACCAACAAACAACCAAGTAGTGCTATTAGACGGAAAGTACTATACAAAGTATGACCTGCTAAACGAACAGAAAAAGACATCAGATTTGTTGGTTCATCTTTCATCTAGTTTAGAAAAAGAGGAATCTAAGACAGAATACATGAGTGGGCAGACTGGTATTGTTAAGCAGATGTGGGAGGATGGACTGAAAACTCTCAGAGAAAAGGTGGATCAGAACACCCAGAGGCTGAATAGTATCAACGAAGCACTCAAAGCATTCGAATAAAACACGAAGTCCTACCAACCGGTAGGGCTTTTTATTTTTCCCAAAGAGGTGATCATGTGGCTATTGTCCGTAACAAATTAATGGTTGAACTATACCCAACTGTACAGGATGTATGCGAAGTTATTTCGCATGCTGGAGCGTTCCACCAAGGCCAAGAGGAAAAGTATCTAGAAGCAATCAAGGCATGCATAGAAAAGCGTCTGGAGGAACTGAAGCAACCTAAAGGGGGTGGTTAAACCTCTTAGTAATCTATATAGAGAGAATGGGGGTAAGGGTCGTGGGGGAATGGTCTGGAGAAATAATTAAAACCATATCCACAGTATCGGGGGCGCTGATGGGTTATATGTTTGGAGGTTGGAGCCTGTTGATACACATATTATTGGTTTTTGTCATCATTGATTGGTTGACCGGCTGGGCCGCCGCCTGGATTAATGGGGAACTCAGAAGCAGGGTAGGGTATTACGGGATCGCCCGAAAGGTAGCGATATTCCTTATGGTCGTAGTTTCACACTTTATAGATATGGCCCTAGGGGGATTGCAGTATTTCCAAAATGCTGTGATCTTTTTTTATTTAGCTAACGAATTGCTATCGATCATCGAAAATGTGGGCCGCATGGGTGTTCCTGTCCCTCAGGTATTGCGCGGGGCGATAGATGCATTTAACAAGAAGAGTGGGGAGGGGAGTGAAAAGGATGTCGTACAAGATAGTACAGAAGGGGAACAAACACACAAACAGCAGCAGTAGAGAGGGACATGTACCTTATGTGATCGTGAACCATATCTCAGCCGGTTCCATGGGCAGTATGGATAATTGGTTCACCTCTTCAGGTAACAAGGTAAGTAGCGCACACTTTGGTGTTTCTAAGAAAGGCGAGATTCACCAATATGTTCCAATCGAGCGAATGGCTTGGGCAAACGGATTGAGTAAGTGGGAGCAGCTAAACGCTAAAGCTGATGTTGTGCGAAACAATACAAGCATTAACCCGAACAAATACACCGTTAGTATCGAGCATGAAGGTACTGACGGGCAACTGACGGACGCACAGTTCGACGCTACGGTCTGGTTGCACAAATACATCCAGTCCGAAATTAAACGGCTGTATGGACGCGATATGAAGCTAGACGAGTATCATGTGATTGGACATTTCCAAGTGGATCCGAAACGAAAGCCGAATTGCCCCGGTCCTAAATTTCCATGGGACAGGCTGTACAAAGAATTAAAGAAAGTGGGTGCTGCTAAAGTGGAACAACAGAAAGTGAAGGTCCTTGTAAACGGCAAGAAGGTTGCAGATGGATACTTAGATGATGGAACAACGTACACGCCTTCTAGGGCTGTTGCAGAAGCTCTAGGAGCTTACGTCAGATGGGATAAAGAAAACTTAACAGTGCATATCACGAAGGAGGATAAATAAATGAATAACGAAGTATTAACAGCGGTGCTGGCCTTTGCTACGACATTGGCCGTTTTTGTGTTGGCTTTGGTTCAGTTGGCGAAGAAAACTATCAATATGCCGGTTAATATCGTTCCGGTGGTCGGTTTGGTAATCGGGGTACTGGTGGGAGCTGCTGCTTACCCTTTTACTGATCTTGATTTAACATTGAGATTGTGGGCTGGTGGTATTGCTGGGTTGTCGGCAACCGGTCTGTTTGAACTGGTATTTAGTGACCGAAAAGGCACGACCAAAGAAGACAATACCGAAGATAAAACTAAATTCCTATGACTTTACAAATAGTACCAATGAGATTATAATAAAGCAAAACCGATAGCATCGGTAAAGATAACCCTACTGGCTTAGGCTGGTGGGGTTATTTTTTTGTCTTCATCCTGATATAATACAAACGTATGTTTGTAAAGAAAGGATGAATGTCATGCTACCGGATTCAGAAAGAAAACTCCATCGAATACTTCTGAACTACCCTTCACATAAACAAGGCCGCATGCCTGAATTTAGACTCTTGGAAGCCAAAACGGGCCGCGGCCGCAAGGATATCCTTTTAGGCTTGCAGTACCTAGAGGATCATCATTACATAAGCTGGCCTGACAAGACGACAACCAAGGGCATAATCGTGCTGAAAGACGATACCGATCCTTCACCAACTAAGAAGAACAACAACCTTGATTATTGGACCATGTACTAATACGTTATCCAAAGCTCCTCAGGACCTGTTCTATCCTCGTACATACTTATATCTAACCCCAGGTATTTCCTCATTAGAATGGATGCCTGGGCCGTTAGGAAATCCCATTGCAGCTCCATATCCGATTGAAATCCCCGACACTTAAACTTTGCTTCAATTCCGTTCTTTGTTTGGTTCTCTTCATATACCTTCAATCCCTTTAGCCAGAAATGCTTCTTGATTTCCTTGAAATCATCACGAGCCTTATTTATTGCCAGCTTGATCGTATCTACATATGGTTCAGGTGTTTTAAGGTTGTCTTGAATATACCGGCAGTCTCGTTCAAACGCTGCAATGATCAAAGGCAAAAGTATAAACCGCTTCACATACAGCCGATCTTCATCCGTAATAGCTTCTAAAAAACTCATTTTCCCTACCTCCATATGCGAACATATGTACTATAGTATACCCAAGCAACTGTTAAATCAATACTTGTTAAGAACGTATGTTCGTAGTAATATGATGGAAAAATGAAATATCTATTTTAGATCCCTGTTTCTCGGTTTTCTTTAATAAGTGAATTGGTTAAAGGATTAAGAGAGGAGGTGTGTCTAATTTAGGATATCTATTCTATTTCTTTATGTTGAGGGGTGAATGACAGGGGTTTTCCAGTAATAAATTACCATTGGTGAATTATGGATTTCGGCTTTATAGTATGTTGTATAGCCGGGCTATACATTGACCAGGGAAGAAGCCTATTGATCGCTCCATACCCAATCATACAAATCTTCCATGTTGCATCTAAGTACATACGAAATCGTTTTCATTGCGCTAGGAGACATGTAGTTGCGGTTGTTAGCGTAATGAGATATGAGATGGCGGGAGTAACCTGTTTTTCTCGCCAGCTCTGATTGGGTCATGCGTCTTTCGGCAAGACGTTGCTTCAATAGACATCTCCCTTGGGAGAATGCCAACTATGATTACTCCTCTCAGAAGTAGGTGATTTTCCAAAGGTAAATTGTACCATGTCGCAAAGGTGTAAAACAAATGAACATTATCAACCATAACGGAAGGGGTCAGGCAAATGGGAGTTGATTATGTGAATCGGACAAGCATGAGGATCAATGACGTTTGTGACGTTTTCTTTGAACATCGACCACAAAATTACAACAAATTCTTGGACATGTTACAAGGCCTATCTGTGAACGGAGAAGTTGTTTTGGAACTCGAAAACATCTTTATACTTCACACCAGAGAGGCTATTGATTATGCATATAGAGCCGGTACGTGCGAAATGATAAACACAAACTTACTTAACCAATTTGACCACACTATGACCACACAAGCAGTGAAAATGTTGCGTATATCGTCCGAAAAATAG